GCGCGCCAGTTCAAGCTGCAGCGGCAGCGTCTCGACGCCGTTCGCGACCTGCACAAATCGTCGCACTATCGCATTCTCCGCGCGCGTATCAGGCCGGCCGCCGACACTGTGCCGCTGAACGCCGCCTGTGCCTGCAGCGACACTGCGGTCGTGCTGGTGACGTTGTAGCGCTGCACCGCCGTCACCATGGCCTGGTTGATGGCGGTGGTCGGAAACGTCGCCTGCGTGACAGCGTCGCCCGTGCTGCCGATCCCGATACCGAAGCTGAGATGCGTCCCTGCGCTGGCGCTGAACGTGACCGCGCCTGTCACATCCCAGTCGCCGGCCGTGAGGTTGAGCGTCGCAAGATTGGCCGTGACCGTATTGGCCAACGAGACAATGCCGGAGGTGGCCGACATATATTCGCCGATATCGCCCGCCGCGGCTTCCGAGCCATCGGTCACGCCCTTGCGGATCTGCGCCAGCGTCTTGGAAACGCTCGACAGCCAGTCGTTGATTCTCTGGTAGTAATTCGCCCAGGCATTGGTCGGCGCCCCGGTGCTCGAGGTGTGCGCCTCGTTCATCGGCGCCTGCAGCGCGACGCTGGTGTCGACGGCCACCTACCAGGAGCCTCCCACCACGTCGACATCGACGCCCAGCACGGTGGCCCGGTGGGTAAAGCTGAAGCGCAACACCCGCTGACGGAAGCTGCCGAGTCGGGTGCAGAACACGCGCCCGCGGTAATCGCCCGTCGTGCCGGCGTACATCGTGCGTGAGCCGGTGTAGTTATACCCGCCGTCGTCGGACCATTCGAGCGTCACGGTGCCCGGCGGGGTGATGCCGCCCACCTCCATCTCCACCTCGAGGCGGGACATGAAAGCACGGCGCGTATTAGCCCAGATCCCCGGCAGGGTGGCGATACGCTTCGGCGACACGCCCATGTCGGTCTCGACCGAGGGGTTGGGCGCTATCAGGTTGCCGGACAGGCTGTCACCGAAAATGACCTGCTCGCCGACCTGGGCAATCGAGTTCGGTCGCCACGCCGTGCTGCCGTCAGCGGCGCTCGACCGCTCGTGCCAGACCTGGGTGACGAGGTCATAGACCAGGGTGCGCGCGCCGTAGGTCAGGCAATAGAAGGTGTGGCCGAGTTGGGTGTAGCAGAGCGCATACTGGATATTCGCGGTGCCCTCCGAGCGAATGATCTCCTCGATGGCGTGGGTCGAGATGCGCTTCGCGGTATAGCCCACGCTGCGCATGACGATGCACTGCTCCGACACCCAGAACAGAGAATTGTCGGCCACTGCGCAGCTGCGCATGGAGACGGCGCCGAACTGGATCACGCCGCCAGACTGGCGCCGGAACGGAAAGAACGAGGTCCCCGGCGTCGTCTCCAACCCGGACGACCCGGCGTCATACCAAATCTCAATGCTCTTATCGCCGATCAGCCATAGCTCGCCTTTCACCGTCACCACGCGCCGCAGCACGTTTGGCACCCCGTCGGCGAATGCGAAGTCCAGCGCGTCGTAGCTCAATGGATCGAGCAGCAGCGAGGAGAAGAAGTTGCTGGTGAGGTCGACCGAGGTAAACACGAAGTAGCCATCAAGATAGGCCACGCTGCGGGCACCTGGAAACGTGCCACCGATCTGGTTGACCGAGGTGGCGACATGGTTACAGGTGAAGGCGTTAGGCGGCACGCAGAACACCGCCGCATTCACCCCGACCGCAATCGTCGGCATCAGGTTATAGGCGAAGTCGGAGCCTGCCGCGGTGCCGACCGCGCCCAGATCGGTGACACCGGCGGAGGTCACCCGGTAGGCGTGCGTGCCAGCAATCCCGTAGATCGCGCCCGGCATGTCACTGTTCAGGGCAAGCACCGGGCCGGCCCCTAGCACATTGCCGGTCGGGACCAGGCCGGGCGTCGGGATTAGCGCCGCCGCACTGCGCGCATCGGCTGGTTCCTGCTCGGCGTAGAAGTTGAGCAGCCGCTTGGCCGAGATGATCTTCTCCGGCTTCTCGTAGCTTTCCAGCGGGATCGGAATGCGGCGCATGCCCTGCGCCGGCTGCGCTACCTGTTGCTGTTGCTGCGCGCCCGACATCAGGCGTCCTCGAGCACCGCCAGCCGCGCCTCAAGCGTCTGCACCTTGGCTACCAGCGCCCAGAACACCTTGGTCGCGTCGACCATCTGCGGGACGATATTGCCGTCGGCGTCGACCGCGTCCTTCTCCCCGGTCACGGCCCACGGCGCGACAGCCTGCACCTCATGCGCCAGGACCATCGGATAGCGGACGCCGGGATGCGATTTGAACTCCGCCTCGTAGACCACGAGGTCATCGATCAGCGCGCCGTCCGAAACTCCATAGGTCACCTTCAGCCGGTAGTCGGAGGTCGTATTGTAGAATGTCGATGCGCCATCAGTGGTGATCGAGCCGACGGCGGTTAGGACACTCTCGAAAGCAATCAGATTGGCGGCGCCGCCAACAGTCACTCCAACCAGCGCGCCGTTTTTCGTGTTGAAGATGGCGGCGCCGACAGGCGTGTAAATATTCAGATCAGTGCCGTTGGTGGTTAAGTTGCCGACCGCTGTTCCGCCATGGCTGAAAGCCAGAAGATTTGGCGTGCCGGACGCTGACACGTCGAGCAGCACGCCGTTAGTTGTGCCGATGATCAGGTTGCCGGTAGGTATGGTCAGGTCCAAGCTGGCGCCCGCCGCCGTATGCGCCGCCTGGATGCTGATCACGTGGCTGGCGTTGGCGTTATCGCGCGCGGTCAGGACGATCGGCTGGCCATCGCTGTTCGGAGTCCCTGCCTTGGCACCCAGCCAGATGCCGTTATTGGCCGCGCCGTCGCCGGTCAGGAAGCCGTAGCCCCAGGGTGAGTTGAGCACCGCGAGCTGATAACCGACTGCCTGTGTGGGCGTGCCGTTCGGAAACACACCAATCATGTTGCTGCCGATCGCGGTCGATGCTGGATTGAACGCGCCGACGTCCCATTCGGCTCCGACCACCGACGACTGGACGCCCGCGGTGCCGACGTTGGTCTGATCGGTGACCAGCACGTTGGTGCCGAACACCGTGCCGCCGGCTACCGTGTTGCGGCCGTAGAAGTAGGCCGCCGACGCACCGGCCGCGAGCGTGCTCTGGTTCTGCACGTAGGCGCCGAATGCGTTGGCGGTGTAGCCGCTCGATCCTGCGGGCACGATGATGCCGGCGGCCAGCGCCTCGGTGGAGTAGTGGCCTGGATGCGACCACTGGAATTCGGTCCTGCTCGACGCGCCGTTCAGCATGAAGCTGCCGATATCGTGCATCGCCAGGTCATCGACCGGCGCATTGCCGCCTGCGGTGATCGCCCCGCCTGCGGTGATCGTGCCACTGGTGGTCACGGTCGTGCCACTCAGGCCGCTGCTGGCGTTGATTATCCCGCCTGCGGTGATCGTACCGCTGGTCGTCACGGTCGTGCCGCTGAGCCCGCCGGTCATCGTGTCGCCGGCCTTCGCCACATAGGCGGCCAATGTGCCGCTCTGCGCGTAGGTCCTCAGGTTCGCCGCACTGATGCGTCCTGTGCCAGCGTGCTCGGCGACGAACTGGGTATCGTCGGTGACGGTGCCGAGGTCGGGCAGCGACGCCACCGTGTTGGTGGCAATCGGGAATGTGGTGATGTCGCTCATTTATGCCACCAGGATGGTTGCGCCCGCGTCAGTCGTTAGTGCGGAGGAAGCCGGCACCGCGCCGAACTGCGCACGGCGCACATGCAGGATGCCGGCGCACAGCAACTCGGAGCCCGAGGCGCTGTCCCAGTCGAGCTGCAGGCCGTAAGCGACCCTGCACGGCCACGACGCCAGAGTGCCGACCGGCACCACCATGTCGAAGGTGCCGATCTCGGTCTCGGATATGGTGCCGTTTCCGGACCACAGGAGCGTGCCACAGGTCGGTGTCGGCAGGCCGTAGTCCCACGACGTCGGATAGTCGCCGACCGGCCACACGGCCATCCGCAGCGCCGGGCCGCCGATGCCGCCGGTCAGCGTGATCGCCTCGGCGGACGGGTCGTCGTATTGGATGACGCTGACCTGCAGCCAGACATTGTCCGCAGCCCCGAGCACGAGGTCGCGGCGCGGAATGTGGTTGGGCGGCCGGTCGTAGGGAATGACCAAAGCGAAGGTGGTCACTTTTCAGCTCGCCGCATATCGCTCATGGCATCAAAATCACTTCGTATTTTTCCAGCGTTATCGTTTCAGCCGCCGACGCCAACAGCCCGGTGATCGTCAGGTTCTGGTTCGCGGTCGAGTCAACCGCCATCGTGGTCGGCACGACCGCTGACGCTGTGTCGGTGCCGTCGCCGACGGTCGCCGGTCCACACGCCTGCGAATTGGTCAGGCCGCGATTGCGGAAATTAAAGGAGATCGGCATCGACACGTTGGCGGCCGTCGCGGTGTTAGCGTTGTGCGCCGACGCGCCGCCAAACCGCACGCGGAATATCTTGTTGTTGGTGCTGGCAGGGAAGGTATAGAACAACCGCACAGCTATACCGCCATCGACACCGAGCGCATTCCCAGGCACGGGAATCGTCGCATAGGTGAACTCGACGACATCGCCGGTATGAGAGTTGGCCACCGCCGAGCGGCCCAGTGTGACCGGGTGCAGCGGCTTCCATCGCGTGCCATCGCTTGACCAGAACGACGGACCGATGCCGACGTCGGTCACTGTATAGATTTGCCCGGAACTCGTTGATGCGCTCGGCAGGCTGGCCCACGCCGATGAAGGAAAACCTCCGCTGCCGCCGGCTCCATTTGATGCCGCTGTGATCCGGCCCTTGGCATCGACGGTAAGGTTCGTGTTGGTGTAGCTGCCTGCGGTGACTGCCGTGGTTGCCAGGGCCGGGTTCGGGTAGGTCCCGGCGAGGTCGCCGCCGGCCGGGCCACTGGGCGCGCCGCCACCACCGCTGCCCGGATAAGTCGTCACCGGCACATTGGGCGAGGTCGCGGCGATCGTGTTGTTGACCATGACGTTGGACGCACCGAGCCACCAGTTGGTAATGGTGCTCGCAGCGCTGCGCACGTAGACGCCGTATTTCTGCGTGTGTGTGGTCTGAGTATCGCTGAAAATGTTGTTGACGACGCGGATACTATCGAAGGAGAAATTGGTCGCGTCCACTGTGAGGCCGCCGATCCAGGTCGCGCTGGTCCACTGGCAGCTATTCTCAATGACGTTGCCGGTGACGAGGATATTACCCGACCCCTTCGCGCCCGATGGATATCCGGTGCCATCGAACAGGCCGATGCCCGCACCGCCGCTGAACCGGATCGTGTTGCCGGTGATCGTCATGTCGTAGTTACTAGCCGCGTCGATGCCCTGTCCAGGCGCCCAATTGATGACGTTGCCTGCGATTACGATGTCCGAGGAATACTGTGGAAATATCGCTGACGAATAAGCGCTGAACGCTGTGTTGGCATGCTGATATTGGCCGGAGCAGTTGAAAGTATTGCCAATGATCCTAACCTCATGGCAGTGGCTCGCCTGCACACAATCGAGGCCGATATCGGTGAACAGACAATCCGTGACGCTATAGCGAAAGCCCAATGTCACATCGTCACCGGCCGAATGAACACAGGCTTGTTGCCGGTCATTCACAAAGCCTGTTGTCTTGTAGTGGTTGCCGACGTTCCGGAAGATGCAGGACCGCACCGACATATCGTTGTTGCCGGAACCCTGCAACGCGATGCCCCTGGTGTTTTGCCAGATGCAGTTATCGAAGGTGATCCCGTTCATGTGATAGGCCACGGTGACGTTGGAGGCGGTCGCAAAGTCGGGACCGCCGCCATCGAACGTGAGGCCGTAGACGACGACGTTGGAGCCGTTGGCGCATGACCATAACAGGCAGGCGGCGACGTTGCCCGGCGTCGGCTTCAGCACGACGGAGCCAGGATAAGCAAACCACGTGGTATTCGATGGCGCTCCGGTATTCTGGCTCAGCATCATCGGCGTCGTGCTGGGCGGGAAGAAGATCACCGAGCCGGGCCGCGTGCTGGCGTAGGTGGCAATAGCATTCAGCGCGGCGTAATCGTCCGTTACGCCATCCATCCTGCAGCCCCAGTCTTTGACGTTGATGACCTCGCCGAAGTGATCCTGAAGGCTGCGCACCGTGTTGCCGCCGGTCGCAGTGGCATTGAGCGGCCCGGTCATCGTCGTGCCGGTGGTGAGCGCACCGCCGACTGCCGTCACGTCGCCAGTGTTCAGCGTCACCGCGCCAGTGCGGGTATTGAATGACGTCACCCCGCCCGGCGGTATGGCTGCGATGGCGTTGGCGACGAATGATGTCGTGGCCAATGCTGTTGAGTTGTTGCCGCTGGTTTGTGTCACACCGATTGCGCCAATCGGCAGGCTTGGCGTTCCGCTGAAGATTGGCGAAGCAAGTGGCGCACCACCTACGCCGGTCACGTCTGCCAGCGCTAAAGTTACGGCGCCCGTTCTCGAATTGAACGACGTAACTCCGCCAGCCGCGGTTATTGCGTTATGCACAAATGCTGTGGTTGCCAGTCGCGTGCTGTTATCGGTCGCCGGCGGCGGCGTTCCGACAATAGTCGGCGAACCTGTGAAGGCCGGCGAGGACAGCAATGCTCCGCCGACGCCGGTTATGTCAGCCGCAGCAAAAGTCACCGCTCCTGTGCGCGTGTTCCATGACGACACGCCGGCATTGCTATCGACGTATGCCTTGGAGGCTGCCTGATTCGGGTCGGTCGGCGATCCTGGAACCAGCAAAAGGGCTCCCGTCATAGCGCCGCCGCTTAAAGGTAAGAAGGGACCATTCGCGACATTCAGCGCATCGACATAATTTCTGGTAACAGCGTCATTGACGCCGGGCGAGACGCTGGAAAGCGTCAACGCTCCGAGCATCGTTCCGCCTGACAAAGGCAAAGTTGGCACCCAGGTAGGCGTGACGCCGCCACGGCCATAAATCTGGCCATCCCCTGGCGCCTCGGGGAAACTGCTTCCAGTTCCCGGTGGTCCCTGTGGGCCTGGTGGGCCTGGTGCCCCGGGCGCTCCTGGCTCGCCACGCCAGTCCTCGCCCGTGGGGTCGGGCGGAACGTCCGGCGGCTTGATGTAGCCGTCGAAGTCAGGATCGCGCGGCATCGGCCATCCCACCGTTGGGGCGTGCCGGCATGTGCTCGGGCAGCGCCTCGGCCTGCGCGGCACCCATGCACTGGCTCTGCACTTGCCAGATGATCTGGCTCACGAGCCGGAATGGGCCTTCGCTCATAACTTGCAAGACGGTCTGCCACTGCTGCGCAGTGAGCGTGACCGTCAGCCGCGCGTCAGGGGGTATCTGTGTGTCGCTCATGGTTATGCCGTGCTGCTGTCAGTGATAAGGCCGCAAGGCTCCAGCGCGGTCCGGCGGCTTGATGTAGCCGTCGAAGTCAGGATCGCGCGGCATCAGGGCGTCGCATCAGGCTGCACCGCGGCAGCCGCTTCGTCCGCTTCAATCTGCGCGATCAGATCGCGTAATCCCGCCTGCCTGGTGTGCAGCTTGTCGGCCAGGTCTACGATCAGTTCCATCTGATCGGCCGGCATATCGGTTGCCCTGCCCTGCGCGGCGACAGACGCCGCCTGCTGCCAGAGCCCGGTCAGGAAGTCAGCTTCTTCCGTCAGGCGCAGCTTCACATCGACTGCCATGCCAATCCCCTCAGATGGTGATGCCGCGCCGCGCGAGGCTAAGCCGCACCGAGGCGGCGATCGTGGCCATCGTCGGCACGCTCAGCACGCCCGACGCCACGAGGCCGAACGCCACGTCGACCGAGTTATTCCAGCTAGCGGTATCGGTTGAGATGCCACCGAAGCGCGGCGAATAATTGCCCGAACCGATACTAGCCGCTGTCCATGGTGTGGCCGGCGCGCCGGTCGTGATGTCCTGAGTGAACGAATAGACCGTGCCAGTGCCGGCCGCGCCTCCGGTGTAGGTCAGCGCCACGAAGTGCCAACTCGTCGTCGGCACTGTGGTTGTGATGGTGGCTCTTACGCCATTGCTGTAGAAGTTGATCTTGCTATTGGTCTGGATGTTGATCGCCATCGACTGCGTCGGCGCGATCGTCAGATAGTCCATCACGACATGCGCATTGCCAGCACCTGACGCGCGCGCGACGGCGCACCACGTCCAGCCAGACGACAGCATACCGGCGGTGCGCAAGTTATGCGTGTCGATGCTGTCGAACCGCGTCATGCCGGCCTGACCGCCGAGCGACACGTAGTTGGCCGAATGCACCGGCGTGCCCGACAGCACCGACAGCGCCGGTCCACCAGGGTTCCGGTTGGTCTCGATCGCATCGCCGCCAGTGCCGAAATACACCAGCGTCGAAAGCCCCGGGATCGCCGGCAGCGCTTTGCCGATAGAGTTAGAGAAGGTCGGGCCGACTATGGTGAATGCGCTCGGCACGGCTAAACCAAGGCTAAGTTCTGCGACGCATACATCGGCTCGATCACCTCATTGCGCAGCCTCGCACCGGGATGCCCACCAACGCCGCCTGGCGCATAGTCGCTGTTATTGTCCGGGATGCCGCGCAGCTCCCACGGCGTTGTGGTGGGTTGGAATATCTCGGCCTCGTCCACCCAGCTATTGCTCAACGCGATCTGCTGTGAGCCGCCAACATAGAGCGCCGGATAGAAGGTCTGCCCGAACCGTTCGATCGAGCGGCTGACCCGCAATTCCGGGATCGGCGCCGGTGTCATAGTCGGGTTGTAGCCGAACAGCATGTCACCGCCGGCAATGCCGATCTCGAAGATTCCGGTGTTGGTCGCGCTAGCGGGCACAAAGCGGGTGTCGAACCAGCGCACGCCCATGCGGCCCAGGAACATCGGCACCGAGACACCGGCCAGCGACTGCGGCGCGGCATCGACCATCGTCACCTGTGTCGCCGAGGTATAGCCGCCCCAGTCCACCTGGGTGGAGAAGATCGTGCCGTCCGGCAGGAAGATCACGATGTCGGTCATCGCCTGCCCGTCCAGCGCCATGAAGGTTTGACCACCGACCGTGATCGTGTTGCCGGTCGTCGGCGGATTGATGCCGGCGGTGCAGAACATCCGGTCGTAGGTCATGACGTTACTGCTATCGAGCACGGCGCGGATGTAATGCCGTTGCGGCTGGTAGGTGCTGCCCTGGGCGTCGCCGGTGGGCGCGATCATACACTGCCCGGTCATACCGCTGGTGAAGATCGCGCCGGTGACCACGGACAGTTGCGGCGTATAGGTCTGCGCGTAGATCGACTGTCCGGCGAAGGATGCCGGCGCGCCGACAGTAAGCGTCTTGCTTCCGGCGTTCATCGTCACTGTGGTCGGCGTGGTGCCGCCATGTGCCGCCTGGCCGATCCAGATCGTGCCGGTAATCGCGCTATAGCGCATCATCACCCTGTTGCCGACATGCAGCGAGCATTGCAGATCGATCTGCTGCGCCGCCTGCCATCCAGCCAGATCGGACGCGGCGGGCAGCGCAAACCAGGTGGAGAAATCGCGGCAGTTGAAGGCGAACCAGTAGGGCGCTGTGGGTGTCGGCGTCACCGTCACCGATGGTATCTGCCGCATGTTGCGTCGGGTCGGGTCTTGCGCGAAGCACGCGCGCTGCACCAGGGGCGCGTAGTCGAGGCAGCCATATCCCATGTTGCGCGACGCGGTGCGATGCATTCCGGTGCAATACTCGAACCACCACACGTCATTGCCGGCGTCGCCCAGAACAACCCCGCCATAAGCGCCGACGTTGTTGCACTTATAGGTGTTGATCTGCTCGGTGCTGATGATGATGTCGGTCGGCCCGTAGCTGTCGGAGTGGGTTGCGTGGCGCAGCGTGTTGATCACCGCTTGCATCGACAGGCCGTCCATCACGTAGCTCTCGGTGTGGATGATGACGGCAATGTCGGGCACGATTGGCGCCCCGACGCCGGTCAAGTTGAGGTTGGTGAAGAAGTCCAGATAGGGCCGCACACCACCGACGAAGCCAGCGATCGGCTTCGGCACCGTGGCATATGCTACGAATGGTGTGTTGTTATTGAACTTGAAGTTGGGGTTGATCATCTCGGACCATCCCATGCCGCCGACGCCGAAGGCATAGAAGTTGATGGTCTTGCCTGGGTTCTGGCGGGTGAACTCCTGCATGAAGCGCACCGCGCCGGTGACGATGCCGGCCTGCGACTGCGGATTGAGCGTGGACAGGCTGTCGCCGAACAGCGCCACGTTGATCGGCAGCCCGGCGGCAGCGAGCTGAGCGCAACGCGGCATGGTCTGCCGGCCATGCACCGAGCGGATCACGCTGCGCGACGGCAGAGCACCCGGCTGGGCAACGCGGTGCAGGGTTCGCGTGCCGCCATTGTTCAGCGAGGTGACGCGCACATTGTCGCCCTGCCATATGACGCCGTTCAGCAGCACGTTGGTGTTGGTGGCGTAGGCGACCCAGGGGTTATAGGAGGCACTGGCGCCGCAGACGCCGAGCAGAAGGTAACCGCGCTGATCACCGGAGAACCAGATTTTGCGCTTGCCGCTGTCGAACGCCGCCATCGCGGCCCTGGCGACTGCGTCGGTATCGTTAGTGCCCCAGCGAAGCCGCGCCGGGCGGCTGGTCCAGGCAAACGGGAACGAGCCGCTACTGAGCGTTATCTGGTTGGGGGCCGCGACTGTGCCGATCAGCCCCATCCATACCTGCTGGCCGGTCAGCGTTACGGTGTCGAAGGTGCGGACGTTGTTGGATGCACCGGAATACCAGATATCCTGGCCCATGCCGTCGATGACCAGATACTTGCCGGCCATCGACGAGGCCACAGCCGGGCACGTCACGGTACCGGCGACAGCACTCTGCGGCGTAATACCGGCGGCCGACAGCGTGACGTTCGAGCCATCGACATATTGCAGCACGGTCGCAGTCAGCGTGTAGCCGCTCACCGAGAGATAGAGCGTTGCCCCGGTATGCGATGGCTGGAAGGCCCAGCCTGACCAGCGCGCGTTGGTGATCGTCAGCAGTGCGACCGAGGTGGTCTGCTGCACCAGGGTGATGGTGCCGCTGAAATTGACCAGCGTCAGCGTGCCGCCTGAGGTGGTCACCAGCGCGTCGTTGGTCGTCTCGTCGCCGGCTGCACCGTAGGGCGCGGCGCGCACATCGATCGCATCATAAGGGACGACGGGAGGTGCAGCGTTGACCAGAACGCCGTTGATGCTCAGGCGGACGACGTTCAGCGTTCCATCAGGGCTGTAGGCACTGACGACGTTGCCGCTGCTGTCCTGCTCGTAGCCGCCGGCGAAGTCGGGAGGTTCCAGGGCTCCCGCGTCCTGCCGAACGTCACCGCCAACCGTGAGCGGCCCGGTGAGGGTTCCACCGGAAAGTGCAAGGTATGGTTGCGTCGAATACGGCACCCTGATCCACGCGGTGCCGGTGTTCTGGAGTTGGTCGCCCAACGCCCACGACGCATTCCCGTCGATCGACGTCGTGCCGGCTGTGGTGACGGTGAAGATGTCATTCGCGGCGCCGCCTGCACCACCGTTCCCCAGCGTTGGGGTGTTCGTGGCGGCATTCCAACCGCCGCGGACGTTGAAGACGGAGGAGCCTGGAGGGCCAACTGGACCGGGTGGCCCGGGAACGGTGCTGTCAGCGCCAGGCGGTCCAGGAGGCCCTGGAGGACCGCCGGCAGTCCCAGGAACGCCCTGTGGTCCTTGTGGCCCCTGCGGGCCAGTCGCCCCAGTCGCCCCAAGCGGCCCCTGCGGCCCAATCCAACGCTCAGGATCAGGCGGCCCGGTGTCGGTGCCCGGGTAATCCGTATAGTGCAACTTGTAGGACATGGCTTAGAAGTATTGTGCCTGAACTGTTTGCCCTGACGTCGGCAGTGCGATGATCTGGGCGAGCGCCCGCCACGCCATCGTCAGGTCGTCGTTGTCCACCTGCTTGTCGAACTTGGGTGCGCAGTAGTCGGCGGCGATCACCTCATACGATGGGGCCGCCCACTCGGGGATGTCCTGCGACGACCAGCGTGCGAGGCCACGCGCGAGCAGGTTGTTATGCACCGCCATCACCGCCTCGACGGCAATGTCGTGGCCGGACAACTCCATCGCTCCGCGTCGCACCCGCGCCTCGAGAAACGTCACCAACTGCGGATCGCCGCTCTTGCCGAAGGACGACGCCGCAGCCTGCGAGGTCAGTTTCGTATATTCCTCGACGAACGCCCGCGGCACTGCGGTCGCGTCCCACCACACGAGGCCCTGCGCATCGAGCGCCGCATGGACGCTCGCCACCTTATCCAACGCCAGCGCCTGGTCACTTGCGCTTGGTGTTTCATCGGCGGCGATGACGCCCAGCTCGGTGAGCGCCATCGTCGCGATGGTGGCGACCGGCACCATCTCCGTCATGACGGGACTGTCGTCCAGCGGCACGATGGACACGCCGAGACGACGCAGCGTGCGTTCCGCGATGGTGGAGACGGAGACGGTCATCAGGTCTGCCTCTTGCTAAGCATGTAGAGGTAGCGCAGCAGCAATGGGTTCATCTGTGCTGAGGCTGGTAGCCAGCCGCTTACCTCTTGCCCTGGCGCCTGATTGAGATTGCCAAGGTCAACGTTCGGCATTGCATAACCAGGATCAATGTATGGGTTCGCAACCATGTTCGGGTCGGCGGTGCCGACAGCAGGTGGCAGTCGCGACGTGAAGTCGTTGATAGCTGGGACGGCCCCCGGCATCAGCGGATTGAGCCGCCCCAGCATTGCCTAAACGCCAGTCCCGCCGCTGGTGGTGTCGTTCCCTGCCCCGCCGGTCACGGTATCGGCACCGGTCGTGCTTGCGACAACGGGCACGATCGGCGCGGGCGTATCGGGCGGCAGGTCGGTGAGTTGCGCGCTGGGCCCGAGTGGGTCGAGGTGCGCGGCAATCAGCCCGGCGTTGCGGAAGTTGGTGTTTTCCTCGATGTTGCTGAACGCGCCGCCCTTTGCGCCGAGGGCGGCATCGCTCTTCGGATCGAGCACGACCTGCGCGCCTTGCGTTGCCTTGGCGCGATCCGGATCGGGCTTGGGTGCTTCGGACGTTGTGCCTGACATGGCTTGCTCCTTATGCGTCTGGCGGAGTGCTCACGAAGACGGTGACCACACCATTGTCCACGGGCTTGTTCTCATCCGTTGTCGGGTCGACACCGAAGCGGAGTTTGCCCACGCCGCGCATCTCCTGGATGCCGACCCCATGCATGTAGCCATAATCCCTCGTATTAGTTGTGCTCGTGGTTCGCTGTGCGTAGGCGATGCCGAGTGCCTGTGCGCCGCAGAGGTAGCAGGCACCGACGTCGGACGGGCCGGAGCCGACGCCGGTCAGGATCGGCAGTTCGGGGATTTCCCTAATGATCACGCCATCAAAAAGGATATCCCCTGCCGTGAACAGCGGGTTGTCGCTGCCGCGGTTCCACGCATATTGCAGCGCGTTCGTTATCACCGTGTCCTTCATCAGGTCGCGGAACGCCAGCGACGGGACGAACATCACATACCACTCCTCGTCGTTATTGATGCGGAGCGGGCGGATGGCTGGGCTAGCGGTGCGGGCCATGCGCTTGGCCAGCGTGATAATGGACGAGCTGAGCAGGTCGGAGGCTGGTGCAATCGTGGCCAGCGCCGTGGCCATGACGTTGGACGATCCGTTGGACTTCAGATGTCCATAGAGCACGCGGTTGACCGGCGAGACCCAGTTGTTCGTGGTCCAGGTGTTGCGCTGGGCTGCGGTAGCCGCGCCGTAGGAGACCTGCAGGTAGGCATCTCCGGTGATCGCACCGAGACTGCTGATGATGTCATTGCGGAGTTTTGCTGTGCTCCAGTTGATGAGCACGGTGCGTGCGGCGTTGCGCAGGTCGATGACCGACTTCTGGGTGTCCCAGTCGGACACTGCGACCGCATGACGGAACGCGGTGACGGTGAGCTTCAGCGACCGGGCGTTGAGGATTTCCTCATTGCCCTCTAGGATAGTATTCCCAGTAACCCCGGCTCCCACGAGGTTCCGGACCATCGGGAACATCACACTATCGCCGTTTTTCCTTGTAAGGTCCGTCTGTAATTGTATCATGGCGTTCTCGGTAGTCCCAAAATAAACCGAGAACTGATTTCGTCTAATATACTCAACCCAGAATTCGCTATCCCAAATAATTGGGGTTAGATTAGGTCGGGCCGGTGTAACATTCATATCTGCCATAGGCAGGGCACTCCTGTATTTGGTTGAACTTTCAGGATGCCCGATTCAACGACCCGGACGGTGGTCGAAACGCCCGCTTATTACGAGGCGGCGACCCTCGAAACGCCCTTAACCGAGGCGACCGGTAGGCACGGCACGGCTACCAGCGATACTGACCGCCCTTGCGCTGCTGGATCGGTGCAAGCACGTCGGCATCGGACGGCGGCCCGCTGAACGACGGCTCGGAGCGTGACGCGACGCTGCGCACATTGGCGAGCGACGGCGGCAGGTGGGCAGCGGGCGAGGCAGGAGCAGTCCGGGAGGCGGAGGTCACCTCTTGCTCCCACTTCGCCCGCTCCTCGGCCACGATCTTGGCGCGGTATGCGTCGGGGTCGTTGCCGATGTCGCGATGCATCCGCCAGGTATCCATCTGGCGCATCAGCCACCCGTATGGGTTAGGCTGGGAATACAGCTTTTTCCACAGTTCCGGATCAGCCTCGGCGGCGTTGCGAAAGTCGCTCACATACGCGTCCAGCTTCTCGTCGCCGATCTTATCCCTGATGAATGCCTCGCTGATGTTCAGCCGCTCGTTGAGTATCTGCTTCTGCTGGGTTTCGACCATGTAAGCCAAATACCCGCCCGGGTTCTGGTTGAAGTCCGGCGGCGGTATGTATTGCGGCTGTTGCTGCTGTGGCGGCGGCGGTGATGCCTTCTGTGCTTTTTCAAGCACGTCAAGCCGCTTTTGCCTTTCCTCTGCAAGTGCTTCAGCCCGCGCAAATTTCTCCTTCCACTGCACACGGCGGTGGCGTTCGCGATCCAGCGCCTGGCGCGGCACGAGGCCGTTCTGGTCTTCGACCTGCTCGGGCTCGTCGTCCTCCAGCTCCGTAGCGGGCTTGGGAGCCTCCTTGGGCGCCTCGACCGGCTTCTCGGGCGTGGGTGGCGGCATGGACTCTGGCGGCGCCTCCTGCGGGGCCTCCTGGGCGCGCGCTTGGGCGTCCTGCTGGACCTCCGCGAGGAAGGTCTCCAACTGCTCGTTCTCTTTCGGCATGGCTACGCTACTCGCACCATCACGGTGCTGCCGTTCCTGTAGGTCTGGCCGATGGCGACGCCGCCGGTTGCCGCGGCTGCGTCATTGGCGAAGTTCCCCAGCGGCGACTGCCCGGTCAGGTATTCGGTGGCCGCACCGCCGCTGCGTGTCGAGCCGTCTGGTTTGTTGCCGTCTGGGTTGGTGCCGGCGGCGTGTGAATTGCGCATTGCGGTGTGGTTGGCGTCGAACGTCGGGGCATAGGTTCCGCGGGCGATCTTCTGGTTGTCGCCGTCGAGCACCACCTGTGCCCCGCGGGTTGCGGTTGCTGGCATGGTCTGGTCTCCGTGGTGTGGTTAGGGCGCTGACTGCCCAGGCTGTGGAATAGGCGTGCGCGCCAACCGGTTAGTCTGCACCATCGTGTTCGCCGTCTGGTGCATGGTCTGCGGTATCTTGGCCGTCGTCAGCGCTGTGCTCGCCTGCGTGTTGGCGATGTCGGCGCGCTTCTTCGCCAGGTCGGCCACTTGATGGGCCAACGCCATGTCCGGCGTCATCTGCTCGGGGTCGAATGGGGGTTGCGATGCCCCTGGCGGATTGTCCGGCGCGACCCATGATTGCCCGGCTGGCGGTGCGGTAAAGTCCGCATGCATGTCGTGGATGTTGCGCACGCTGTTGACGTTGCGTTCCTTGGCCAGTGCGAAATTCGCCGCAGCGGTTGATTGGTCCTTAGCGGTGGCCGCGTCCATCTTGGCGCCCTGCTTCTGCGCTGCCTGTGCGGCCATAGCGCCCTGCTGCTGCTGGTGCTCCTGCATCCGCTTCAGCAGGTCGTCCTTGTTGCGCAGGCTCGAGGCCGCAATCAGCACATCGCCCGGGATCAGCCCCGGCTGCATGCTCGCCAACTGGATCAGGCTCTGGAACGTCTCGGCCTGTAGCGTCGGCACGTCCTGGCCCTCGGCCACGGTTATGTCCACGTCCAGATCGGTGATGTCGTTCTCGATGCGGATAACCTGCTGGAGACGCGGATCGCCCGGCACCAGTTGCATGTTCTGCATGACCATGGCGCGGTTCGGCGCCGGCATATTGGCCAGTTCGTCCATCAGCCTGATCGGCACGTTGACGCCGACCCAGCGCAGCGAACCGAGATCATCGGTCACGCGCACCCACTTCCCGCCGGTCCAGAACTGCCGCACCGCCTGCCACGACATTTCATACACACGCCGTGCCCACATGCGCAGGCTGTCGGCCAACGGCTCGTTCTGCACCGCACCGCCCGCCTGCTGCGCCAAGATGGCCCTGCCCGACAACTCGCGCGGATCGGTGCCAGACATCGCCGCGTTCGGCCCGGCGAGCTGCATCTCCTGTGTGGCATGTTGCAGGAGTTGCCACTGTCCGGTCGCCAGGTCGTTGCCACGCTGCACCTCGAACTTCAGCCCGGGCATCACCTCAATGTAGCCATCCGGCCGCGCCACCTCGCGCCGTGCCTTATCGACATCCGTGACCGCGCCCTGTTCAGCGACCACCTGGGCGACTGATAGAAGATGCAACGCCTTGGAGCGCCGCTTATTGATTTCGTCTTGCAGGCTGATCCAATCGCGCACGGCGCCGTAGCGGTTGTTCTCCTGATCGACATAGGCGCTTTGCAGCACCAACGGGCACCCGCTCTTGCCGCGCTTGTCTTTGAATGGCGAGCGCCATGGATCGGTCAGATAGCCGATACGAGTAAACGTGGCACCCCAATGCGTGTCCCCGTCCTTCCAGTAGCACTGCACCACGCGGGTCCGTCGCCGGCGCGTATCGAGCCACGCCACGTCATACGGCCGATCCTGATACTGCCCGGTGGCATCGCCCTGCGCGAATGTATCGTCGATGAGGCCGCCTCGCTCCGGATACATGTCGACCAACTGGTCCTTATCCATCCAGATCACGATCCCGACGTATCTCGCATCGAGGAAATCGGGCGAGCGGCTGTGCGGGTCCCACCACAGGCGATCCCACGGCACTTGGGTGTAGGTGATGTTGGCGCCCCCTCGTCCGTCGTCCTCCAGACTGATCTCGATGCCTCCCGCGCCTTCGACCAGGATGTTCTCGAAGACCGCCGACCTCAGCACCTGGAAGTCGTTGTCGTCGGCGACGTATCGCAATGCCTGTGTCGCTGCGTCCGCGCGGTCGTCTTCCGACGGCGTTCTGGCGAATGCTTTGGGGTCTGTGCGTGCCTTCCGCTCCAGTCCGCCCAGCAGGTCGACTTTCCGCCTGATCCAGTTGACGACGATAGCGGGCTGGCCGCGTTTCTTCAGCTCCTCCAACTCATCCGGTGTCCACTGCTCGCCGTCCAAGTATGCACGGTCGCGCTCAGCTAACTCACGTGCCTCCATGCCCGATCGCTCGGCTTCCTCGAACCACTGGACGAGGCGCTTATGCTGCTCGTCGGGATCGCGCGGGAAGTCGTCGGCGCCCGCGTCGAGGTCGCGCACGGCGACCGGCCACTGGTCGCCCTGGTCTCTGCTGATGACGGTAAGCGAGGCGCTCATGTCACTGCGGCGAGCCGTGCCTCAGCGCTCTTGCTGGCATGGTCACCACCTTCGGCTCAGCGTGCGCCCGCATCTCCACCAGTGCGGCGTTCATCTGCTTCACCGCCGCGCGCAATCCGTCGATCGCCAGCAGCATCGCGTCCAGCGTCTCGGCGGTGCGGTCGGGCGGGTGCATGCCGTTGCCGTGGTAGTGCTGCTCGGTCAGCTTCTGCAGCTTGCGCCGCGCCTGCTCGGCCGCGAAGGGATTGGCGTATTGCTCCTTGAGGTGACTGTCGGTCATGGCCGACTACGCCCCGCGCGCGACGTCTTGCGTGCCTCGTTCAATGCGATCGCGACCGCTTGGCGCTGGTTCTTCACCACGGGGCCTTTCGCCGACCCGCTGTGCAGATCGCCTTTGCCATACTCATGCATGACAGTGCTTACCTTAGCCTTGCCCTTCGGCCCGAGACCGGCTGTCGATTTCGCCATACCGTCCTCCTACCAGCGTCCTGCCGCGGCATCCGGATTGCTGCCGCCCCACGGGTTAGCGCCTGGGTTATTCTGCTGCGCCAGCATCTGCTGGAACTGCGCCAGCGCCTGCTGTGCGGTGATGTTGGGGTTGGTGACCGTGCCCTGCGATATCTGTGCGAGGTAGTCCATCGTGGTACGCGGATCGCCGAACATCGGAAACCCGGCGCTGCCGAGAATGCCAAGTTGCTGCTGTCCCGCCGGTGTCGTCGGATCGACCCCATACGCATTCTTGTTCTGCGCATTCGCCCACTGCGTCACCGCGTCCGTCACCGACATCGGCTGCGTCGGCGCAGCCGCGGCTGGTGCGGCTCCAGCGGGCGCTGCGGCCGGTGCCACGGTGGGTGGTGTGCCACCTGCCGCAGTCACCCCGGCATAACCATATGGCGTCCCCAGCTGGTTCGGCGTGGTCGAGTAGATGCTGTCCGGGATGTCGCCGTTGAACAGCGTATTGAGCGAGCCGCTCATGATCTAGGCCGTTGATTTCATGCCGTTGTGTGAGCCTTGCCGCGGCGATCTGGGCCAGTTCGGTTCGTCTGTCGGTGCTATCTCAAGCGCGCCAGCGTGAAGCCGACGAAGGCGAGGAATGCGATGAGAATTATTACGTCCATTAAGTGCGGTTTACGGACATCAGCGCCGCGGCTGATAGCTGCGCGGCGGCTTAGGCAATGGCCACGGATCGCGCGGGCAGCAAACCTCGCCAGCCAAAAGATACGCCGCTTCTAGGTCATCCATGGTCAATTCGGAGTATTTCTGACCAGGGTCCAGGCCGACCTGTTCAGGATGCACGCAGAGGCTCAACCAGCCGCGCAATTGGTTCCGGTAAATCACGCTTGGTCGCCGTCTGCGTCGTCTCATGTTTCGCTCCCGGATGGCTCAGGCGCCGATAGCTTGCCTTCACGGCCCAGCCGGCCGACGAGGGACCAAGCCGCCTCCTGCAACCGGCGGTCGCCCGGATTGTCAGTCAGCATACGTGCGAGGATGTGCGCTTCCAGGTAGTCCGCATCTGTCAATCGCTCGCCCGGTGTCATGTTTCGTTGCTCATGTGGATCGCGTCCATAAATTCCAGGTAACAGACATCATCCCCTGTCCGACGCGTCGATTACGCGTCTGAGGCCACCGGCGCATGGACTGCAGCGAACGCCCTGATGCGCGCCTCGAAGCGCTCAAACTCTGCCCGAAACGCCTCGATCGCCGCCTCGGGACAGTCGGCCGCCGCACGCTCGAAGCGCAGCAGCAACTCGACGTGGTTCAGCCGGCGCAGCTCGTTCTCGCTCGCGATCACCAACGTTCTCCCTCAGGCCGATACCGCCGCTCGTCGTCTCGTGCTGCCTGGATCACATCGGAGAACCAGTCGCGCAGCCGTGCCAGCCGGTTCTCGCGCGACGCCAGCGGACCCATTGCCTCGTGCTCCTCGCGCTGCAGGAACGCCTCGGCCCAGCGCTCCGGATCGCAGCCGACCGCGTGCTTGAACTCCCCGCCGCTCATCGTGCGATAGTCCGGGGCGTCAGTCATCCGATGAGCCGCTTGCGAAGCGCCTTGCGCTTGTCTTGCTGACGCATCTGCGTCCGTGCCCTATCTAACTGCTCTTCTGTCGCACCACGCTCGAGCATTTTACCAATCGACGGACGAGAACCGGGATGCGGCGTAACCTTTGCCCCAGCGAACTTTATGACATCAGGATCGACCTCGATCTCCCGCGCAGACTCATTGATTGCGACATACTGCTCATGCAACAGCATGCGGCTGGCCGCAAAGCGAAACCGCTCCCCCAGCGAAGAACGCGCCGCAAGAATAATCTCCGCGCGGAGGTCTCCAAGCTGCCGTGCCAGAGCATCACGCCGCACCAAAATCGCCTGCCGCTTGAGTAGCAGACCTCTTTGTTCCTTTGGGTCTGATGCCATCCGCAACGCCCAGTTAGCGTCGCTGAGTTGGCGCATTGCCGTTTCGTAATTCTCCACCGCAATCCGACGCTGTGTGCGAATATCATTAAAGATAGCCGCCCATGGATCAGCGGAAGGCGGCAACACATCAGCACGTCCGGTTGCCAATGGCTTCGTCGCGTGACTTCCCGTGCGAAGAAGGTCGTGCTGCTTGTCAGAGGCTGTTTTATACATCGCTCTTACGCCACTCGCCAGTCAGCCACATCTCGCTGTGCTGCCGCACGCCGGAATGCGATGTCCCAGGTATCGACCAGAGGCGGCCTCGGCTTCTCTGGTGCCATCTCGCGCCACGCCATGGCTAGATACCGGAACGCGTCAGCCGAGTGCGACGCCCAATTGTGCTGCGGCCTGTCGTGGAACGTCTTGGCCTTCTCGTCATACTCAGCGCGATAGGCGCGCAACGCCTCGAGCCCATCGTGGCACTTCTCAGCATCGAACCATGCGCTTCCAATCGTCACGCGAGCTGCGTTGATGCCGTCCATGACGTTCTGCTTCGGCAGAATGCGCGGCACGCGATTGGTGAGCGCGTTCAGCGTCTCCCACAGTGACCGACCGCTGCCGAGCTGACGTGCCTGTGCATCGTGCGGCAGATAGTGTGTGCCGTAGTCGTAGCCGCGCGAGGCAAGCACCGCGGCGTAATGCGGCAAACCATAGCCGGCCGCCTCGTAGTGGTCGATGACACGCACGCCATCACGCGAGACCTGAAAGAACCAGATTGCAGTTGAATCGCCGATGCCGAGGTCCCAGGCGGTATGCACCGGAAGCACGTCGTCGTATGGGACTTTGCCGATCCTGCCGGCAGCCTCGGCCTCAGTCAGCTCCTTGCCGAAGTAGGCGCCCAGGATTGCTGCATCGAAGCTGCACTCCAGCTCCTGGTCATACTGCTCCGGCGTGAGCGTCGTCCGCATATCGTCGAGTTCGGCCTGGCCTAGCAGCCCAGTGCTGCTGGCGCGCAGCACGAGCGAGAACCACTCCGGCGTTTTCTCTGCATGCTGATGAACGCGCCAGAAGTCGTTGCGACCGCGCGGCGTGCCGATGAACACCGCCCAACCCTGACGGTCAGCGAGTGATGGACGCAACACTTCAGGCCATGCGCGCGGATTGATGTCGGCGTATTCATCGAGGACAAGACCGTCGCTGTATATACCACGCAGACGATCGAAGTGATCGGCGCCGTATAGACGAACGCGACTACCGTTAGGGAACACCACCATCAGGTCGCTTTCGCGCTGCTCGACGCCTGGTATTTCTGCGGTGAAGCGCTTGAGATACTGCCAGCATGTGTCCTTCGATTGTGTATACGTCGGCGACATGTAGGCGAAACGTCCCTCTGATTTTTTGCAGCGCAGTGCTGCATCTATCAGGTCCATGACACAGGCGACGGTCTTGCCTGCGCGACGATGGGCGACGATGCAAGCCCAGCGTTGTCTACGCGCATGGAACGCCTCGAACTGCGGGCGTGCGCGATAGCCGAGATCAATGCGTCTGGAAGTCGTAGGTTTCGCCATTGTCGTAGGTTAGCTGCGGAGTTTGTGGCGCTATTTCGTCGGCTTCGCGCAGAACGCCGGTCACGACCATGACCGGTCCGCCATCTGGTCCGGTATGCGCAGTCACAGCGAGATCGGGAATGGTTTTGCGTAATAGACCGAGCGCAGCACGAACCTGGTCGCTGGACATTTCCAGCTTCTTATCTGGGTAGCACGGATCATTTTCACCCAAAGCGAAGGAATTCAGCCGCTTGCAGAGCTGTGTAGTTTGGATTGCGGCGCGGGCTCTTTGGTCTTGCCTTGGATTAAGTCTAGCTGCCACAGGTTCAATCTCGTACCACGAGACAAGCGACAGGAACGCTGACCTGTCTCATGTGTCCGAGCCGCAAATAATTCGTATCGTGCCGCACTTTTCCCTTGATTCGTGCCGCACGTTTCGCTATATTCTGGTCATCGAACAAGGAGACACGACGATGAGCGCTTTGAACTGGATCAGAAACCGGACGCAGCCGGCCTACAATGACGTGATGGTGGTGACAGACGAGCAAGCTACGGATGATTGCCCGGCCGGGACCTATGACATTGTGTCGGTGAAGTTCGAGGGAATGCTGCCTTACCGGATGATGCAAGAGGTTAAGCGCTCGGTGCGTGACCTGATTAACACTGAGACGGAAGTTGAGGTGCTGCGGTTGGGCAACGGCTACGTGAGCGGGCAGAACATCTGCCGCTACTCGCGGACGACCTACACGAGGCGGGCGGGGGCGTAATGCCCCGCCGGTTGATTGGCGATCGTGCGATGACGGCGACGGAGCGGAGTGCGCGTCGTCGTGAGCGTGAGCAGGCGCTGCGGGTGGCGCTACGGCGTATCGTGGAGGAGGCGGCGACGATTGCTGCGGCGCGGAAGATCGCATCGGAGGCATTGGCTAGCCTTCCCGTGCCACGAGACAGTCGATTGGCACGGTAACGGCGCGCATGTGTCCGAGCATGATGAGGCTGATGGTGGCGGTTGAGCCTCGGACGTCGGTGACGACGGCGTCCACGTCCTTCAGCGCACTCACGGCGGCCCTGCAAGGCATGCCAGGCGCCCAGGAGGCGTTGTCGGGTGGTGGAGTGGCCCGGACGGCCTCGGTGGCTTCCAGCGTCTCGACAGCGCCCCTAGCGACGGGCTGTGGCCAACCCTCGGCATCGAGCAGGAGTTTGAACACGCCTGGGGCGTAGCGGACGGGGTACCAGGGATCGCGCAGATCGAGGCGGACGAAGCAGTAGGCGGAGAACAGCGGGATTTGGACGGTGCGTGTCATGGTGCGTGTGACGCGGTCGCGTCGGGTGACGGCGACGAGGGGGAGGTATGGGCGATAGCCGCGCTGGGCGAGGCTGTGAGCGGCGTGACGCTCGGCTTGGGGGTATGTGGCGACGACGAACCAGCGAGGTCCACCACGACATCCGCTAGGCGTGGGGGCCGAAGCGCGGAGTGGCCCCGTATCCTGTTGGGGCGCATCTAACCGGGTAGGGGGTGGATGGTCAAGGGTGAGGGACATGGCAGCGTGCGACGATTTTGCGAATGAAGACGGCAATGGGCAGAGGCCCTGCTACGGTTCCCTTGCGACGGTTGCTACGGTTCGCTGCTACGGTTCGGGCTGCGACGGTTGACGCTACGGTCCCTTGTCTACGGTTTTTCTGGAAGAAAAAACCGTAGCAACCGTAGCAACCGTCGCATTGCGCTACGGTTGCGCTACGGTTCGGGCTAAATCTGCTACGGTTCGAGGGGGTCACGTTGGCCTCAGCGTGTCGTTTACGGCAACGCCTTTGGTGTTCCGGCGCCACTTCGGGTGGTAATATTCTTTCTCGAACAGGAGGCCGGATCGGAACCAGAGGCCGAGCATTTTTGCGGCCTGTTGCTCCAGCACCTGGAAGGCGTCGCAGAGTAGTTGGCCGCACCAACGGGCGCTGTCGCCGCGTTTTGAGCGAGTGTAGAGAATACCAGGCTCGGGACCGGCCTTGATGGCATCGAGGACGGTATTCAGTTCTGAATTTGGTGCCTCGGCGAGTTCGTTGGCAGGTGGCTGCCACGGCATGATAGCGCCGACACTGTCGCCGCGGGGATATGTGGGATCGAATGTATTGCCGAGCGGTACGGTCTGATGGCGGAACCAGCGGGCCTTGGCGGCAACGGCCATGTTGCGCTTAGCGTCGTCCAGGCGGACGTAGCTGAGGCGGTCGTCCTCGGCGATCTGAAACTCTTCGGCCTCAGAGGCTGACATCACGGACATCAGCAGTCCGACGCGGGCGCTGTCGGTCAGGGCCTTGGCGCCGCGGGCGGCGTCGATATTGGAGATGTCGCCCTTACGGACGTGGTGGACGAGGAGTACGGCGCAGCTGGTGACACGGGCGATATATCGCCAGACGCCAGCCGCCTGCACCATCTGTGGATTGCTGTTTTCCTCCAGCGTATGGCTTTCGGCGAACGGATCGCAGACCAGCAGCCCGATATTGTTATCTCGGATCAGATCGATGAGGGCGTCCTTGTCTGGGTTGGCGACGTAGAAGCCGTTATCGTCACGCGCCATGGCGGCCAGCGTGAGCCCGTGACCGTCGCAGTCCTCGAGGAACAGCCGGCCCTGTAGGTCTTCGCGGCGTATTTTGTGGGCGAGCATGACGGCCGCGAGGCGGCGCTCCAGTTCGTCCATCGGGTCATCGAGATTGATGTATGCAACGTTCAGATGGCTGAAGATGTGGTCGGCTAGGAGCGACCGGTTAGAAGCAATGGCGGCAGCCACAGTCATCGCGTAGGCGGATTTTCCGGTGCCGCCTGGCGCCACCAGGACGGTCACGAACGAGCGGATGAGCTGGGTGCCGTAGAGCCATCGCCGCGGCGGAATGGTGGCTGGGTCGGGCAAACGAGCGGCGCGCAGCTCAAGCGCGCCATTGCCGCGCCCGGAGCGGATCGGCACGACCTTGGGCTTGGTTTCAGGCTCAGGGGGGCGGAACTGGGCGGTGAAGTTGTCGACGCGCGCCACCTCGTCCATTTTGGCAACATAGGCGGCCTGCTCGGTCGGGCTCATCTGGGAGGGGTCCATCAGCTGCGCCTCCCTGCGAAATAATATTCGCGGTCGACGAGACCCGTCACCTCCGGCTCGGCGAATGGAAAGCCCTCGGCGCCGTTGCAATCATGCGCCTCAGCGCGCACCTGATTACGCGGGCGTTTGGTGGCGATCAGGGGCCGGATGCGCTGGACGATATGCAGCGCGCAGACGCTGCGCTTGGTCTCTAACCGCTTGATTTGGCTGGCCAACAGGAAGCGGCCGAAGCTGATGACATGGTCTGGGTCGTAGCCCAGGCGGCCCGCCCGCTCGGCGCGCGCGGTATGGACGGCGATGGCGCAGCGGGCGTCGTGTGGCGTGAGGTAGCCGCGCACCACAGGACGGGCCAGGGAAACGGCGAGCTGATAGGGGAGGTCACTCATGGGCACACCTCGGGTGTTGCGGTCCGAGGCCCCATGTGCGAGAAGGGAATTGTACGGTTCCTTTCTCGTCCGGGTGGCACCGGACCGGTTCCAAAGTTACAGTTCGGCATCGTTGGCGCGGTGCCGATTCTGTATCTACCGTGATTCGATGCGGTTCGGAAGTCATGCGGCGGCGTCCGCCTGATTGCCCCATACGTCCCAGCCAAGCCGTGGACCGCGGGCGAACAGCTCGATCGCCGGCAGATGCGGAAACATCTCCTCGATCATCTCGGCGAATGCCATCGGCTTGGCGCTGTGCTCGCCCACGGCCGCCTCGATCACGGAAGGGAACTGCTCGCCAGGCGCTGGCGCAGGGATGTCGCCACGAACACCAGTCAGCAGAAGCTCATGCCGGTTGCGGTACCAGAACCCGGTGCCGACGTGCGGCTTCAGCCATACGGTATGAGACCGATAGGAGAAACCCCATACCTCCATCACGGCCAGCGCCTCGAGCAGCATCGGCACCGTCGCCCACAGGAACAGTACGCAGTCGTCGGCCGCCGGCACTGCCAGCGCCTTGATCTCGTCCAGCGTCATGGTCGGATAGTGGTTGTCGGCGGCGCGGTTGAGCCCAGTCTCGCGCGAGTATGGCTCAAGGCGCCATGGCGGATCGGCATAGATCACGCCATAGCGCTCGTCACCGAACGCCCTGATCTTAGCGCCGAGGGCCTCCTCACGTTCGCCGCGGCGTATCTGCTGGATGCGTGTGCGCAGTTGCTGGATCGTCGGCGTTTCGTCGGCGTCCCGACACCATTCCAGCAGCGGCACAGCCAGATCGTCCGACAACGGCGCAACCTCGGCATGATGCTGGAAGCTCAGAAGTGTTACCCTGGTAACACTCGGGAACCTGGCCGCAACGGATCCAGCCTTTCGACAGAGCGAATGCGTCGGCCCCGTCCAATCGCCAGCGGTCACCACCTGGGCGCGCTCGCCGTATGCCTCCCCCTCATTCCACCAGTCGCCAATGTCCCACATCAGCGACTTCGCCGACCGCTCGCGCTCGCCCAATCGCAGGCCCTCCGCCCGCCACTGCTCCAGCGGCGCAGGGAACGGCAGGATACGTGCTGCTTCGCTCATAGCGGCTACTCAATAACCGGATGCGGCTCGGCGTCCGTCCACCTCAGCTGCGTGCTGCGGAGCGGCGATCCAGCGCGATATGCATTCCACATCATCACCGTGAACGCCGTGGCATACTTCTCATTCAGTCGGCCGCCGTTGTCGCGCCGCAGGTTGCGCAGCCGCGTCAGCAGCGTGCGTCCGCCACGCATCTCCTTCTCCAGATCGTGGGTGAATATCCGGGCGGTCTTGGCATCCTTGCGGTCGAACAGGTACAACATCGCTGCCAGCGAGCCGGTCGGGATCGTCTTGGATATCTTCTTGGCATCGGTGATCGCCCGCTGCAGCGCATCCCGGCTGGTCCGTTTCTGGTAGTGCTCGAACAGGTCGGCGTTCGCGACGCTCAGGCCGCGGTTGACATCGGGCGTGTCGAAAATCATCAGCCAGCGTGTGGCCTTGCCGGCAACTTCCCAGTTGGGCACGCCAGCGACCTTGAACGTGTCGCCCATGGTGCGCGTGGTGCCGCTGTCGAGATACTTGAATGCCACCGGGTCGATGCCGAACACCATGTGCGTCCGGAACGTCACCCCAGAGGTCACCCCAGCCCGCAGCCGGTTCTGACCGTCCAGCAACTCGCCGTTGCTGCCGAACTTGATGGTGTCGCCGGTCACGATCCAGCAGGCGTTGCTCATGTCTTCAGCGAAGGTGTTGATCTTCTTCGGGCGGTGGTTGCGGTTGTTGTTGTTGCGCTTTTCCAGAATCTCATGCGCAAGTTCCGGGGTGACGTCCACCACCACGCTCGGCGTGCAAGGCGGCGTCGTAGTAATCAGCTCGTCCAGCGTGCGGACCTGCTCCGCCAGCGCCATCGTCGCAGTGATGAGCGTGGCAGCCGATGATGATACGGCGGTTGTCGTCATGTATGGGTGACCTCCGGATTTGATCGGCAGCGCCTCGAGTGGTGCCGGCTCAATGCCCTGGTAGCGCGGCAGACGCTGGAATTTCACATCGATGATGCGGCCGGGGTTCTCCCCGAAAAAGGCCGCAATGTCGTGCTGCTTATCCCCACGCTGGAGCATTCCAAGAGCGATCGACGCTTGCTCGCGTGTCAGCAAAACTCCCTCCCTTTGCTCATGCCGCAATCCTCACCCGGTGTGCTCGGGGAATCCTCCATTGATCGATGATGGCCAGCACCTCGTCCGCATCGCGCGCGACACCACAGCGACCGCCAGCCGCAAACAGCGCCGCAATCACCTCGCGCTGCGGATCGGACAACACGCCATCCTCGGTCTTGATCTCGATGAAATGCGACTGCCCGCGGAACAGCAGGAAGACGTCGGGGACGCCAGCGACGCAGCCGCGCGCTGTCCGCAACCCAGGCGCCACGCCGGAGTAGGCCGCCATGTCGATCGAGTACCAGCACACCCCGTGGCGGCTGAGTTTTCCTGCCGGCGCGAACTCCAGCGTCAGCGTCTGCGCGATCCCACGCTGGCGCGTCGCCTCCGGCACCTTCGGCGGCTTCAGCTTGAACGGCCGCGCGCTCATGCCGCCCGCCTCCCGATCCGCCGCCTCTCCTGGCCGCTATGCGCCATGCGCACCAGCCGCAGCTTCACGCGTCGCTGCTTCACCGCGCGCGGCAGCACGTTGAGCGCCGTGCCAATCGCACTGTCGTCCGCGCCGGTGGCGTAGAGCCGCCGCAGCTCGCGCACCATCGCATCGGTCCACAGAGTGCGCGGCCGGCGCGTCATGCAGCCGCCTCGGCCCACCTGGGGATCCGCTGATAACAGG